TGATCGTATGCCTTGAAATCTCCAGCAACGACTCTGTCACGACCGAATCTGATCATGTGCTCATTAATTTCGTGCCAGCCTCTTCCTTGAGCATTAATTCCTACAGCGCACTCCGAAGTCTTTGAGGACATCGATAGTAAGTGACACATAGTAAGGAAATACTTACGGATGTTCATTTGTAATGAAACAGGGGCAGCCTGAAAACAACGAACCTTAAGTTTTGATAACTTAGTTGGTTCATCTTTAGTACACGTCTTAAAAATATCATAAGAACGCTGATTATTTAACCAGCATGTACGTGCACGAGCAGCAAGTCGAAGAGTTTCTTCGTCCATAATACGAGGAAGAGTAATATCCTTGAATTCACCAGGGAACAATTCCATATAATTGACCTTGGATTTATTCACAGGATAACCCATAGACGTGGCAGGCTTCATAGCATCAACAAATTTCATACCGTCAATACCAGAGGTAGCCTCAACATCGCTGAGAACCTTCACCTTGGAAAGAAGATTTTTACCAAAATCTGACTTAAAGAGTTTATCAAAACCACTCTTATAGTCTTCCATTGCCCACTGCATAACATCAGAAGGAAATTCTTGGTAAGCGTTGCCAACTCCAGCAACGTATTTTTGATATGGCTCCCAAGAGGGAATACCACCATCAGCCCGCTTTCTACAATTAGCAGGTGGTCCATGTTTATTGGCAATACCAGTAACATCTTCAACAACCTCCGAGATTGGAGATCGTACAACGCTAGACTTAGGTCTGACGCTAGAATTAGGTAAAGTACCATAAACCTCGATCTGTGCAGACTCCTGATAATTCAAAGGAGACTTAGCTGCAATATGATCGGTTGGAGTAAAGTCAATTCCATAGGATTGGGTAACCATTTCCCCTTCACCAAGAGGTTGCAGAATATGAGATCTAGAGCACAAGGACTTAATTCCTTTCTCTACTTGATCCATAGTAACAGTAGTGAGAGCACCTTCTGGGGTGCCAGCAATACCTGCAGCATGGAATCCAATAATGGAAGCACAAGTGGTTGTGGACAAATGAGTAGTTCCACATTGACCATCAAAAGTGTTGTTATCATAACGCACTTTTGCACCACGGAACAATGCACGACCAGTGTTAATCTGATCATAAGCATAAATGCGATGTTTACCTTCAACCAATTCTTCTCCACTATTATAGATGGAGGTAGTTGGAGTAGTAGCACGCATAGCCGTGGTAGGAAAATGTCTAACAAGATTAGGCCTATCTCCTCCACAGGAGACGTACAATAGGGCGAGATCACAATTTGGAATTTCGTAAACATCATCCTTATGCACAGCCTTCTCAAAATTAGTTCCAGAAACAAATCCTTTAGAATAGACAGCCTTAACAGTAAAGGTAGTCTCCTTAGGGACTGCATGTTTAGGAACAATAAGAATGTTAGAACATACAAACAAACCATTAACCATTTCACGACCTAACGTAACATGGACTTGGTTCTTCCTCACTTTATTAGACAACTTTTCATTATTAGTTGTTTCATCTAAAGGTAGAGGAACTGGTTCTGCCACTGCAGACAACCATGGGTTCTCTTTCTCCATGTGAACAGAGAATTGATTACCCTGCTGCACCATTTGAGTTGGTACAGACTTAATAAAATTCGTGTAGAGCACATAAAGTGCAATGACAGCAGAAAAGAAAATAAACAATTGTTTTCCTCTGCGGACATCCATATCACGAATATTCCTTACAATTCTTGGAAGCATCTCACGAGATTCCGTGATCTTGCGCATAACATAATCTTTTCTGGCCTTCATAGCCAAAAGAGCAGACATGCCATACAATGCACAAAACATTGGAATAAGCTGCGGAGCTGCAATACTATTGAATGTAAAGATAAGAGAACTCAAACTAAAATAAGACGCAATAATAGCACGTGAGTTTAAGACGCACGATGCAATTTGCACCTTGAAGTTCTCAAATACTCTCTGGGGCATATAATTCTCCCAACGAGAGTATGAAGTATTCATGCAATACTCATTATACAAATTCTCAAAAAGAGATGATTGAGATTCATACTTCTTACAATGAGGGCAATAAGCCTCCATCTTACCATGAGGACACAATTTCTGTTGGAAAATATCTTTAGAAGATTTAACCACAGATTTTTGAATCTTAACATGATCACGAATGTATTCATCAAAGATTTGTAATAGAGTAGCCATG